CCAATACCAACAGATGAAGTTAAATAAACTAATAAGGTTGCTTCCGATTCTGCCATTTCACTACGATATTTTAAGGACAATGCCTCATACATTTTTTCTGCTATTTTACTCATTTTTTTTTGATTTTAAAAAATATGGACACTCAGTATTTCCAAGTGCCCATGTTAAAATTTAATTAGAAAGGTAATTCTTCGTCTACCTCTGAATTTAATTGAGGGTCTACCACTTCATTAATAGATTTTGAACCTCCTAATGAAACTTCTGAAACCTCATTATTAGAATACATGTATTTTCCAGCATCTGAATCCCATCTTGGGGTTTCTCCTCTAGCAATAGACTCAAGGTATTCTACAGGTTTTTTAGAGTATACGTCCTCCCAAGTCAACTCATCATTGATCCACGTTGATGACTGTTTCGCATCTTCGTGTGTTGGTGCCGGATCGTCGTACATAACGGTTTGAATAACCGTATATGTTGCCCCTTTTGGAGTTTTTGCCTTTGCAAGTTCAAGGATAAGGTCACGACCATTATCAGAATCAGTAACATCACCTTTTGCTTTCCAAATTGGAATGATTTTATCAAGAATTCCTTCTTGTTTGTAATTGTGTTTAAATCTCCAAAATTTAACACCATCATCTTCGTGATCACGGTCAATTACTTTAACAATATAAAACTTACGTGCTTTGTATTGTGTTGCTAATTGTTTGTCGGATTCACGACCTGTCGAAATCAACTCTTCATAGACCTCATTTAAAGGTGAACGTTCGTTGTCATTTTTTCCCGGATCATAGAACTTTTGCCATTTACCATCAACATTAATTTCGTGGAACCAAACTTCTTTAAAAGGAGATGATCCATCTGTTGTAGGTAAAATACGGATTGTCCGTTGACCTTGTTTTTCGTTATCCTTAAGGATTGCCGCGAAATACTTTTTCATTCTTTCTTCTTGTGTGAATTTTGAAGTGGAAGAAGAACCACTTTGTTTTGAACTCTCATACTGAGCCAAAACTGCATCTAAAACATTGTTTGTCGCCATTTTGTATATATTTATTAAAGGTTTACGTAGAAAATATAAGTTAAATAAAAATAGTAGTCAATAAGGTAAGTAAAAAAAATTTGAGAAATCTATTGATGTCCCTCTCAAAAATATTAAATCATTTCGTCTTCTTCATCATAATCATTAAAACTACCCTTAATCTCGCTTGGGGAATAGTCCTCAACATCATCAGTCGTTAAAACATATTCGTTTTTTCCTGATTTTTCCATATCATCTTTTTTGTCATCAAAAAAATCACTTAGTTTTTGGTTGAATGGTCCCGAATCTAAACTTCTTAGTTCTAATTTTTCTTCAGGTGTTTTTGGTCTCATCTTTTCAATTTTTGTTTCTAAATTGTTAACAATATTAACCAAATTGTCCATTTCACCTAATTTACTTTCAAGATTTTTTATCTGATCAAATAAATTATTAAAGTATTCTTCTTGTTTATCGGACATTGATTTTTGTGAATTAACTAAATCAGTAATTTCAACTTCTTCAGTTTCATTACCAACTTCCTCAACATCAGGGTCATTTTTAATGTCTACAGGTTGTGGTGCCGGCATCTCAGGCGCTCCCGGTGGTGGTGGTGGAAGTGTACCTTCTACAGGTGGTGGTGTCACACCTAAATCTGCTGGAGGAGTTATTTCACCTTGTTCTAAGATATATTTGTTAATACTTTTATATCTATTAATTTCTTCTAATATTTTTTTATCAATTGCCATCTTATCCGTTTAATAATTGTTTAATACCTGTTTTGGTTTCAACTTGTATTTTTTTGTGAGTTTTTAAAGTGTTATCAACACGTTCAATTAACCCATCTTTCATTCTTATTGTGTAACAATCACCAGTGTCCAAATCACAAACTTCTTTGAATCCGTTACCAGCATCTTTTTCTGACATTCTTGTGTTTTTACCAAGATAGTTGTCTAATATTAATTTTGTGCTCATATTATTTTTTATTATAAATATCTATTAAAAGAAAAAAAACATATTTATTGTTAGGATAATGAAATAAGTGTATTATACCCCTCTTTAAATTTATCCGTTATTATTTTTAAATCAGACTCAGTCATATCAGAATATACATTATCAGGTAAATCAGTTGTCCATTTTAATATATATGTTTTCACTAATGCTTTAATAATCATATCTTCTGTAATAGGTGTGGTTTGTGGTATTTGTTGTGCAATATATTTTACTTTACTTTTGAATTTACTAATAAAGAATCTAATAAAATCTAAATCACTATCAAATATAACCAAAGGTATATTCTGAGTATTTCCTTGATTTACGCAGAAATATGTACTTGTAAAATAAGTTGCGGAACCACCATAATTTTCCGTTAATTTAACCGACGCATAATTATAACCATACGTTTCAAATTTACCAGATTTAAAACTATCAACATACATTGTACAGAAAATAAATGATAATAAGTCAGTTTTATCCTTGGGTTCTGTTAAACCTGAATTTGTGTTTATCTCATTGATAATTAATAAACGAACATCTTTAGGTGAAATACTTGTTTTTACCGGAGTCTCATTTGTATATGACGTATATGTATTATTTAACTTATCAGAACAATTTTGGTTAGTTGTTAAAGTTCCATTACCATTAGTTACATTGTCCACAATGTTTTTTTGTTTATTTAAAACATTTTCAGGGCTCGCATTTACCGCGATATCATTTTGTGCAATTTTTTCTTGTATTGTTTGTAGTATCTTAGTACTTAACGATTGTAAAAACTTGTCAATTGCAGGAATACTATAAAAAGGTTGTCTTTGACCTTCAAATACTGTGTCGAAACCACTTTCACTTATTCTATGTGTTACTTTTAAAATCATATATGGACCACTAAACATTGGTACATTTCTTAAATTAAAATACATCATAGGTTGGATCATTGCATTACCTAACATATCAACACTGCATTTATAACTTCTATTTCGATATAAATTATAAAGAGATACACTTTGTGATGATTCACTTCTGTTCCTATTTAAATTTGCCATTTGATTTAAAACCTCTAACGATTCTGTGGTTGGGGATCCTGGATCTTGGGAAATATCAAATTGTTTAAATACTTGTTGATTTTGTGGTCCAATGTCAACATTAAATCCAACAACTTTATTTGATTTATCCCAATCAGTCTTACCATTTAAATTATCCATTAATGGATTATCACTTGATCTTCTTAAATCAAACGCATCATCTCTAAAACGATAATCAACATTATCATTTAATGCCAAATATTCACTTGGTTTATTTGCATATAAACATAAAAATTTAGATGTTGTGTCCCTATAATCTAAAGATAAAAATGTACCAAATAATGAATTTGCAAATTCTAATGTTCCCTCAGGGTTTGGTGTTGGGTTTTTACTAACATCTTGTACATTATAAAAATTAGCATATGCCGGTAATGTAAAATAAGTAAAATTATTTTGAACAAGAATTGTTGTTACCATGTCCAACATATTATTATCATATTTTCCGTATTCAATTAAATCTTTAACTTTAAACACATCAACATATATTTTTTGACCAACATCTCTACTTGCTCTATCAAATAATAATATATCCTCAAATAATGTTTTTGTTTTATAATCATTACCCGAAATAAATTTATCGTTTATTGATTTAAAACTATCCCACAATTCGTATCTTGTTTGCTCTCCCTGAAGATCAGATTTAACTTTACCTCTTTCAGGTGTAACAATTAGATTGGGTAACTTATTTCTTAATCTATTAAACTCTAAATCTAAAACCGTACTAATATATAACTCATTTTTTTCAATGTAATTATTCATCAAACCAAAAAATTCACTTCTAGTAATATTATTATTTTTTAATTTTTGGGTTGCATATATTTTTATAATTGGTGCAAAATCAATTACATTTTGTTCATTGAATTGTACATTTAGATCAATAAAGAAGTCCGTAATATACGACCCATTATTATCATATTTTAATTGTGGTATTTCAGAAAACCCAACATATGTTTCTAACGCTTTCCACGTTTTTGGATTACTTGTTTTGGATTGTGATAATGTAACAGGACTAGTTATACCATTTGGTAGTGTGTTTGGAGATGATTGTTGATAACCCTGATACACATAAGGATCCTCAATATATTTATTTGAAAATGTGTAAAATAATTTTTTATCGTAGTTTGTTGGGTTACCATATTTTATCACAACTTTATAATCCATAAATCCAATAAAATAAGAATTAAATGTGTTAATTTGATTATTTTGTATTTCTTCTATAATCGCTTTTTCAGTTGTTTGGAGAGGTTTAGGTATTTTCATCAACATTCTCATTAACATTTGAAAATTCTTATATCCCTTTTCTGTTTCTGTTTCTTGGTTATTAGTTATTAAAATACTTGTGTCATAATCATATGCGGATCTACTAAAATTTAAAAATTCTGTTTCTAAAATATCTAATGATTTCTTATCAAATGCACTAAATAATTCATCAAACTTAGAATAATCATTAACACTTTTATTAATTGAGAAATTTTGTTGGGTCGTGCCGCTATTATCAATGTATTTTAAATAACTGTCAGGATCTGGTGGCACTACCTTATTATTATCATAATACCCATAATTCGGTGCTTTCCAAAATAATCTAACGGAACCATTATACATCGCATCGTTGTTAACAACTTCAGTTTTTAATTTACCCGTATTGGTAAAACATTCACCATAAGTTTGATCAATTAAACACCCAAAAGAAGGTAATGGGTATATGCTTGATTTGTCAGTTGTTATAACATAAGACGACCATGGTGTTATATTTATAGATCTATTTGGTGATTGAGGATCAAAACTTATTAACCCATTTATTACCGATCCAGGAGATGTTATTAATTTTATTTTTGTGTTTAATGCGTCTTGTATTTCTAAATTTGTATACCCATTATTATTATTTGGGTTTATTACAACAAATGTTATATTTGGACCATAAGTTGATCCAGTTGGCGTTTGACTTGGGGTTATAACATATCTACCAACACCACCTGTTGTACCACTTATTTGTGAAATAACAGTTGTATTTAATTCTAAACCAGTTCCTGATAAAACCATACCACCGATAATATCATTACTATTAATAGTCGTAATTTCAAGTTCATTTCCATTAATTACATTTCCGGTTCCCGTAATCTGCGCTTGTGTGGTGAATACTCTCACCCCTTGATAAAAGACATTGAAGTCGTCAATCAACTTAGGGTAAAAACCTTTATTAATAACAGTTTTAGAATAATTAATTAAATTTACTGTAGAGGTAACATTATCCTGTAAAACAAAATCATATGGTGATCCACTAAGTGTTATACTATACACTTTAGTAGTTGCACTATTTGATGGGTCATAATTGTATGAATAATTAAAATCTTTCCACGAATCAGACAAAATATCAGTACCCGTGTTAACCCATGTTTTATACCTATGCCATAATGAACCATATTTAACAACCCAAGCATATGGTAATTTATGGATACCACCAAATTTTTTAAGTGTTGATATTATATAACTTAACTCATTCGTACTGTTGTTAGCATCATCAAATAATTTATATTTTTCTTTTAAGGTCGCCAAAGGTAAACTATTTAAAAACAAATATGCCGCAACTTTAAATGGTGCGGAGTCACTTGTGTTGTATCTAAAATTATAAACACCTTGTTGTATTGCATTTATAAAATAAGGGGTGTTTAACATAGATGTTGTTTGATCCGATGTTAATTGACCATTATAGTTTTTATAAAACACATTACCCTCAGTTATATATTGGTTTTTTATTAATCGATTTGTATAAAATGTCTTTAAATTATCTATGTTAATAGTTTGTTCAAACACGCTTTTAATATAATTAAAATTTGTTATCGGTTCTATTTTTTTACTGTCATTAAAATTAACAATAGATTTATTATTTAAATTATAATTTAAAACGTCGGATGTTTTAAATGCTGCATTACTATTAATAATGTTAGAACCATTCGCCAAATAATCTTTATCCCAATTTAAATTTGTTAATGGATATAAATCACAAAAATCATAATTCTCAATAACATAATCAATACCAAAATATTTCTCCACATATTCAGTTTTTTCTAAACTAACTGTTGGTTTTCCTTTATCATTAGATAAAATATTACCATCAAGTAATTCAAACGAATTGGACACATTGTTTTTAATATAAGGTGTGTTGTATTCTCCCCTTATAAAGTTTTGCCAAGATAATCCTTCACCGTTATTTGAAATATGTCTTAAAAACCCTAAATAAACATTTGAATTAAGATTATATTCCTTAAGTTTTTTTGTTAAGTACGGATTGTCGTCACTTAATGCCTTTATAATATCAATTACTTCCGCTTCAGAAGAATAAAAACTCATATTATATATTTTAGCGGAGTCACGACTCATTAAACTATAAAAAGAATTTAACGTTAATCTTTCGTATATTTCATATAAAAATTTTACCTCTTCAGTATTTTGAAATACTTGATTACTTATTGGGAATTCGATTGCATTGAAACTTAATCTATCCGGTCTCAATAATGTATTATTTGTATTACCAGGTTCGGGTAAAACAACCTCCCTCTCGGTATATCCCTTTATAAACTCCTCAACAAATTCAACCTCAGGCCATATTTCAGGAACAAACGCCCTTACGGTATTCGCCAATATAGGATCTCCAGGATATTTAAGTTCATATTTTTCCCCACCATCACTTTTTGTATTTTCAACAATCAATTGGGGCCAAGGGTAAATTGGTGCGTTTTCTTCCCCATCATTTTTATTATCAACACTTTTTGTTGTTGATGTGCCACCAAAAACCGCGTCTTTTCTATATCTATCATCCCTTAAATTCCAAGCCTTAGTGTGAACATCATCCAATAAACGTAAAAACGCCTCACCTTGTGCGAAGAATATTGCCAAAACATTTCTTATTGTTGGTTTAAAACCTATACCCGTAACAGGATTTACCATTTCCTCAGCAAGTTTAGCGGTTAGACCCTCTTCAATACTTTGTCTTGCGGTCAAATATTTTTGTGACATTTTTTTAGTTTCATTTAAAAAATAACCCTCCCCATCAAATTGGAATGTCCCTGCCATGATTTGTAAACTAATCGTATTTCTAAATGAATCTCTTTCTGATATAACAATTGATAATTCTTTATTATTTCTTTTATAGTATGTTTTATTCAACGCAGTTTCATTAATGTCTGTCATTTTTGCCTTACTATTAAAGGTCGATAGTTTTATTGTATTTGGGATAAAATTAGGTTGACCGTTGCCCAATGTTTTATTGTTAAATAAAACCAAATTATACTTTTTAACAATTCCATCTAATGCGGTTAAGGCAGCCGCCTTTTCAGTTGCGGTTTGATATTGTTTTTTAAATGAATATAAAATGTCACCATTTGATGTAATGATAACGTTATCTTGGTCTAAATATTTTTTAGCCCAAGAGTCCGGACTATAGTAGTAAACTTCTTTTTCATATTCCGTTAACTGAGTGGAGTAATCATCAAGATCATTTAAAACATTTAAATTTGTTTTTTTAAAAGTTTCAATAATATTTTTTATAAACTGATCTAATCTATATTTTAACTGTTGTATGGTTAACTCAGGAAAATCATCATCAATTAAACCTTTTGATTTATACTCAGAATATAATTCCTTCATTTTTTGATACCCCTCACTTGCAAATTTCGTTGCAACTGTTGTTGTATTCTTACTACCGTTATTTGGTTTTACTTCTTTTGTTTCAATAATAGACTTATACATTAGTGGGGTACCCATCATCGCACCAAAACTAACATGAGACATAATTGTATATTTATATGTCATAAAATCTAAATCAACCCTAAAGTTACCAGAACTAGGTTCAAATGAACTACCAAATTTTTGTAACATTAATGGTAATCTTACCGCCTTACCCAAATATCCTTTAATTGTTAAATGAAATATTGGATATGGGAATTGAAAAAATGCGGCATATGGTGAATTGTTACCACCCTCAAATAAAGATCTTCCTTTTACATCCTCTAATGTTATTCTAATTGTTGGTAAAAATTCGGTTGAGTAACTTATATTAATATTTGTTATTCCTAATAATCCGTTATCTACCGCACCAGGTGTTCCATTAGAAATGGTACTTTGACTATAATAATATTCATTACTTTTATCCGGGTTTTTACTTATTGATTTTCTTTGTTGGTTAACTCCATTTCCTTCTAAAGTATTTTTACCTGTTAATTCATCGGTCCAACCATTGTCAATAAATTTTTTAAACCCAGGATTTAAAAAGTTAATTTTACCAACAGAAATAGTTTTAACTGATTCATTTAATGAAACTCCCAATGCCAATTTTGTTCTTGGGAGAACTGAGCATTCTAAATTTGCATAGAACACAAGATTTTCATGATCTATCAGTCTTTCCTTTGGTTTACCTTGTTCGTCAATAACTTTGTTTGGGTCAATAACTGATATGTTTTGGTAATCAAATTCAACTAATATATTTTCTCCGTTATTTACCATAATAGAATGTGTGATTATCTAATTCGTTTTTATAATCCTGTAATGAAGTTAGTAACGGATATGGAATAGTCAATACAGCACCATCAGGGATATTAAATTCAAACCCAGTAAATTCGGGATTTGCTTGTAATATTAACCACCCAAAAAATGGTGAGTTATAATGTTGTTGTGAAACTTTATCTAATCTTGAAATACCAACTTTATAAATGTATCTTTTATCCGAATTTTTTGGGGTTAACGCAATGTAAGGAACGACTATTTGTTCACCATTAATTAAAAATTGATTATATCTATTATAGTACTGTATCTGCATCTTAATTAAATTTTACTTTAAATGTATATTTGTTGTCATTATTTATATTAATATCACTATATAAATTTTTAACCTTCTTAACCGAATCATCGTAATTTTGAGCAGAATCTTTATTTGTGGTATACCCCATTTTACTATCAAATTCTATTATTTTAAAACTTTGTAACTTGACGTATTCAGGACTTGCTTCATAATCCGTAAACATTTTTTTCTCACTATCTTTTTCTATCTTACAATTACTTTTATATGATTCACAAACACTTTTTATTTCTACAATAAGTTTTTCATCACCTTTTACTTTATCAAGACTAGTTAAACTATCAACAAATGAATTATATTGGTTATCATTTAAAAATATTTCAGACATACTTATATAAAATCTACGGTTTTCAATAGGTTCAAACGGTTTTTCCCAAGAATCAGGTATTGTAAAATCTTTTAGCGCTGGATCATAATTTGCGATACCATTCATTATATAATTTTGGTCCATTACATCTTTAAATACTTTAAGGTAATCACCAACTTGTTTCATCCCACCCTCCATTTTTGGTAAAACAGTACCAACCGTATCACCTGTAAAGGTATAAAGTTTAATTTCACCTGATTTTAATTTGATTCCGTCAGTCTTATCTAAAACCACATTGTATTTTCTTAAAGTATAGTTATAATTTTCTTGGTATGTGGTCATTTCATTCATTTGTACAATGATTGCTTGATTAACCAAAGTTTCTCTACTTTTAACAATATCTTTAAGTTTATTACGTATTTGTCTAATCGCAGCATCAGGCCATTTATTCTGTGAGTCTTTAATTGGTTTTATTATTGGTGCTACATTATTATCAACATCATCCACAGTTTGTTTGATAACATCACTTATTCTTTGTTCAACATTGGCAGGTTTACCGTATATCGATGCCGGTGTCTTAATTGTGTATGAACTTAATTCACCATCAGAATATTTTCTTTCAAAATTAACAATTTGTAAGACACCAAGATTAGTGATCTCACAAATACTTTTTAATTTATTATAAATTGTTGAATTATAATTTTTTGTTCCTTCTGACAATTCATTTATTAAAGAAGTATATTCAATATCCCCATTTTCAATCTTTCCGTCGTCAGTTGCATTTGTACTTAATAAAGTACCAATGGTTTCCCCACCTTTTGGTGTGGTTTTATTGTTAACCGCACCGGTTACACTGTTTGTTTTTACGGACGGAGCCGGAGCAATCTTACCAACAATTTGTTCATCTCTTTCTTTTGTTGATTCGGTTTCAACCGCTCTTTCATCATAAATCTCAGTATTCGCATAATAATTAAATGATAATGCATTTTGTAATTGTTCAACAGGACCCGCAAGTCCACTACCACCAATAAAGTCAAATGATAATGTAATCTTGGCAATCATAGGTTGTACACCAATACCCTCAGGGTTGATGTCAAACAATAACGGATCATAAGTGATACCAATACTATTCGGAATAATTTTAGTGTGGTAGAAGTCACCTATTCTTAATACTAATACAGGGGGTGCCCCAAATGATGTATTTAAAGCATCATTGTATTTTGGTCTACCATCAGTACCAATCACAGGGATTGTTTGCCCTGGTCTCATACATTGATTTAAAAATGTTAATCTTGCATTTAATCCTTCAGGTGTTGTTGAGTGGAATGCGGGACTAAAATATTTAATCTTTTCCTTAATACTATCATATACCATAGGATTTGATTCTTTAATAACTTCAAAGTAATCACATTCACTAAACAAGTATCTTAATATTTTTTTAGATATTCCCTGTTTAACCGTTGCAATTGGGTCTTTTTGTGGTACGGGTTTAATTGGTGGTGGTATGTCAGGTGGTATCGTATCATCTTTCTTAACGGGAGGTGGTATTTTTTCTTTATCAACACAAACATCTTTATAACCTTGTGAACAACAATCTTCACCATGAAGATTTCTATAACTCTCATCATCACAAGGATTTTTTGGTTCAGGTGGCATTACAACATTAACTTTTGATATTCTTACTCTCCTACAAGCCATAGCCGGAATTGAATACCATTGTCCATTTGCACTTGTTGCACCATTTGAGGTTAAACTAATGTTTTGCGTACAATTAACCGGATTGAAAGAAAGTCCATTTGCTACCACATTTGAAATGGTTTCTCCTGAAGGCCTGGGAACAAAGGCAATTGTACCTTGACTTTCCAAATCTTTAATTGTACTTTCCCCCACTGTTTGAGTCCTAAACCATTGTAAAACAGAATCAATTCTACGTTTTGATAAATTTTGATTATATCCAACTTCTGCCGGAGCTGAAGCCGATCCTTGTAATTCTATTGTTAGTTTACCACCTTTTTCAATAACTTCTTTTACTTTTTTCAAAAAATCATTCTGTATTGAATTAAAGTTACCAATAATAACATCTGAGAAAAACTTGGGTATTACACTTTTGTTTTCGTATTTTTCAGTACCAACATAAACAACATCATTTGCCTTTGAGACATATGTGGCTTGTAGTTGGCTGTAGCTGTTGTACCAATAATTATATGGTTGACTTGACACTATTGCTTGAGAAGTTCCACATTCGGGGCAATCATTTTCAAAATAAAATGCGTAATCAGTAAATGTTGTATTAATCTCATTGACATCAATGGTTTCACTTTCATCTGAACCAACAGTAAGTTTATCATTATTTATTATCCCTGGAGCACCATCAGCACCATTACCACCAGCCCCACCACCGTTTGTGTCAGTACTCATATCAACAGAAATATTACCAATAATATTATTTAATTCTTCATCAGTTAATCTTGGTTCATTTAATAATTGTTGATATGTATAAAGTTCACTTGTTGGTATTGTATTAAATTTAGTTGCCAAATCATATATATCATACTTAACACAACCCGCAAAAAATGAATCCATAATTGAATCAACCTCTTTTGATGGTCTATTTGCTAATTGTTTTTCAATAATTGTGTTCATAGCCGAAGGACTATCCACAACAATCTTCCAATTTATACTACCACTTCTCGTTGTGTTACCATAAGTATATATAGGTTCAGGCCTACCCAAGAACTTAGTTGGGTTCCAAGATGATCTTACATCCTCACTAAATGATATATCATATGGTGGAAACCACATAATTCTACCACCATTTGGTCCTTTTTCACAAGTAGGTAAATCATCATATCTATATCCCGATTGATCTGATGTTCTCCACGCCAAATTCTCCAAAGAAAACATATATTTTTTTACCTTACTATCACCAATGTTTGTTGATCCAGGGTTTCTTATTGGTGCAATATTTAAATTGTATGTATTATCCAACACCGAATTTGTAAATTTACGACCCGAAGTTGTTATACCATCAGTCTTTTGTAAATCAGCATATGTTAAATATGGTGTGTCTTTTTGGAATACACGACAATATTCTCTACCAACCTCAATACCCGAAACCCCTATTGTTTCATCTCCAGTTGAACTATCATAATAAGCAATTACTTGAGATCCTTTTGTCATTTCTTTATACCCATCATTAAAAACTTTGGATACTTGGTTCATTGCGTTACCAACATGTTTTAATCTTGCCTGACCATTTAATGAATCGGCAGCATTAATTATTCTTTGTGTTTCATCTAATATTGAACCTTGTTTAAATTCAATATCGGTTGATAAACTTTGATTATATGAATTTTGAATTACATTAAACTCAGAATCTAATATTTTAGGTTCTCCACCAGGACCCACTTTAAATCCGGCATTATCTTTATATTTTGGTGATGTCCAAACTAATTTACCACTTATTCCCCCACCATCTGAGTAAGATTCCGCTTGTAAACCAAAATTAATCTTATCCTCATTACCTTCATATAGTTTACCTAATTCAGAAGGACCATATACTAACGTATTTTGTTGTACACCTAAACTATCAACAGCAACTTGATTTGCCGGTTGTGTGATCATTGACGGTTCCGCCATATCACTACCAACATAATAACCACCACCCGCATTAGTCCCTACACCAAATAGTGCGGAAACGGCAGCGGTCGCACCTTGTATTAAGTTTTTTTGATAAGTAGGTCTAAATTTATTATATTCAATACTCTTAAATAAAACAGATTGTTGCCCATTACCCGTATTCGCTAAGAATACTTGTGATGGATTTCTAAATTTATTTAAAATGGGACCTAAAGCGCCTAATGTTAAATTATTAATTGTATTTAAGGCATTCTGTGTCTGTGGTGAGTTGATGGGATCCGGATCGTCAAAATAGTCACCCGGTATAAATGAAACAGGGAAATAAGTTCCAGTTAATCTATTCGCAAATGAAATTGCCGCACTTATTGGGAATTCAGGTACTGTAATTTTCCAATTCTTAGTAAAGAAAGGTTGTTGACCTGTTGCCAACATTGTCGCACTAAATGGGTCTTGTAAAGTATCCAAGTTGATACTACCCAATGTCAATTGATATATTTCTTGCGCAATTCTATCATCAAAATATCCCCTTAAATAAAGTGCCCCAATTTTTGCAAGATATGAATCTTGTGATAACAATCCCATATCACCACTTGGATTACTCGATAGTAATATTGAGTATGGTGTATAACTTGATGGGATAAAATTAGTCGGTTTTTTGTCGTAGTATGGTAAATAATAGTGTAAACTAATTTGTATATCTGTGATTATAACAAGATCTTTATATCCACCCTCAGGACCATAGATATTTGTTATATATGCCGCGTCAATATAAAATTCATTGATTATATCTAATTGGGTATCATTTGGGTCGTATGGACCATTATTCGATGCAACAGGAATAGGTGCACCAGGAACACTGTATTTACCAATAAATCCACCATCAGGTCCCCATTCATTTAAGGGGTATAAATTGTTTGCTAATTGATTTGTTGATATTAATACATCGGGTGAGTCAATAACATTACTGTCATTCAATGGACTTACTTCATATACAATATTTCCAGATGGGGGGGTAAAAACTCCTTGAATCTGATATGGTGCCAAATTTCTTGCAATTAGAGAGTCTCTAAATGATGATGACGACGTAAATGATAAAAAACTTTCTGGCATTTTTATACTTTAACTATAAATACCTTAACTCTTTTTTTTTAGTAATTATATTACTATGGTTTTTTTATTAATCCATTTGATGTTGCCTCTTTAGACATTAGATTTAATAACATCTGAATATGTGCCGGACCATCCGGTCCATTGAAATAGTAATTGAATGCACTATTAATGTCTTCCTTTGTTTTTGGTGTTATATTTTCGTCGGTAGTTACTTTAAAATCAACTTTAATGTTATTTTCAGTTTCTATTTTTTGGGTAGCCATATCCATACTTAACCCATTTATCTTACCATTATAATTACTCGGAGCAAATTGAGTATCCTCACCACCGAAACCAAATTTACTGAACATTGATCCCGATAAAGTTTTAACATAATCCGTAAAAGTACTCAAAGGAGATAAATCAATACCACCTACGAGGTTTCCTAAGGTATCCATTATCCCTTGAAAGTTATATTGGTAACTAGATGTTTGACTAAGATAGTCAGAATTTTCTTTTCCCAACATACCTTCTACACTAGTTTCAAAAACTTGTCCTATTTTTTGATAACCTGTCATTTCTGAAATTGCACTTGCACTACCATATCTTAAAGCCGCCTGATATTTACCAATAGTACCATTTATTTTTTTTAACTCATCAAGTTGATTTCTAGCAATTGTTTCCATTGACAATGCTTCTCCTTTTTGTTGTTCCGCCAAGTTTTTTACATCTTGTTCGGTTAAGTCACTGACAGCTTTTGACTCATATATACCTGAACCAACTTCAACACCATTTTCAATTTTTTTTGTTTCTAATTGAACTGTTGCAATACCATCTTTATTAATTTGAGCCATTGTTGCAATAAGTTCTCGATCTTCTTTATTTGCAATACTACTTGGGAATTTGATTTGTTTTAATTTCATATCAAACATACCGGCATTTACCGCCATTTTTTGTAATTCTCCATTATTATATCCCATTGATCTACCGATTTCATCGAGTCTTCTCTTGGCACCAGGTAAGATTTCAATTTGATTATTTTCCTTATTAAATCTTGTAAACTCTTTTGTCATGTTTACAATTTGGTTTTGAAGTTCTGTTGGGTCATTTTGAGCTAAATCCATCAATCTTAATGGATCAAGTAATTGACTTGATGTTACACCTAATCTTTGTAAAGATGCCGCAAATTCAATAGCACCTTCAGGGTCAAACACTTTAGTAACAATACTAAATATACCACTCATTTCAATACCTAATCTTGAAGCTTGTGCCGCCATTTTAGCAAGACCTTTAATCCCACCATCAAAATTATAAAGATTCATCTTATCTAAATTACTAACAACACCATCGGATACGGCACCAACTGTTGCTCCAGCTTGTCTTGCAACTTTAACAACATCCAACATTTTATCCCCAACACTACTAAGACCAACACCAACATCTCTAAATTTAACCGCCAAATCTTTTTGTGCCACTCCCGTAACTTTAGAAGTTGCCGCAAAATCCGCCAAAGTTTTATCACTAACCATCATATTAGTGTCTAAACTTTTGATTAACTCATTGTACGTATCTCCAGCTGCCTCAATACTCATTCCCATATTAACAAAGTTAGGTATTGCTCGTGCAACTGTTGACGATAATTCTCCCGCCCGATCTTTACTTACACCTAAAGATCTAACTAATCTACTCGATTCCTCATCTAAATCTTTAACTGCGATTCCAATGTTTTTAACTTCATCAACTAAAAGTCCTGCAAAATTTTTAAGTGTCTGAATCGGGTTAGTAATATCAATAGCCGCGACTAAACCTTGAATGGTAAGAAGATCAGCATATTTTGGAGATTCATCCCCAATGGTTGCATCTGGAATTACTACCGGCGCTTTTGGATCTTTTGGTCCTGACATAATATAACTATTTTACTATAAATACCAAATATTTTTATTTTTTATTTTCCTCCACGATCTTATCAATAAGATAACGCCTAACATAGGTTGGCATTTTTAAAAAATCGGTATAGGACATTCTTAATATTTTTGCAAGAATAAAAAATTCGTCTAATAAAAATTTGGAGTAATCAGAAGAAAGGCCGAAAAAATTCCACCCCAAAAGTAATGCTAACCATTACTCTTTCTCCTGACGGGGCGATTACTTCTTTTTTAAGGTCTAGTTTTGGTTCATTATTATTCATAAAATTCTTTATGTGTTTTGAATCCATAATTGGCATAACTTCAATAGTTTTATTAATAAAACCTCTATCCGAATTACCGTCAATATCAATAATCATTTTTGATAATCTAAGTGTTGCTAAAGGAGCCTGTCTTCCAGATGGGTACTCCATAACAATTTTATCAATTTCAATAGTGTCTCTCATAGTTAAGAATCGTAATCTAACTGTAGATCCACTTCTAGGTAATTTTGTGGTTAAATAACCATCATTATCGGGATTAACTTCAATTTTTTCAATATTTAACTCATCAAGTAAAATAGTTGTTCCGAATTGTTTTCCATCGTTAGGGTCAATAACGTTTATTTCATATTCAGGCCCAAATGAAGTATTTCTTAAAAATATTAGTAAAGCCTCAATATCACCATCTAAAAGATCTTCAGGTCTAATATCAGTCTCATACATTTTATTTCGCAATAAAGGTAAAACAATAGATTCTTTAACAGATTTATTTACGTTAACATTTAAAAGTAAATTTTCATCCGAGGCAGTTAAGTAACCTATCTTAACACTTTTCTTTTTTGAAGTATAATATTTACCACCTGAAGGTAGCGTTACCACATCATGTGGTAAATTAAAATCCATTTGACCATATTGTTTTGAATCGTTTTCCATAATTGTTTTTTTATTTTAAATATAAAATCATTTACTTTTTAGTAAATAAAAAAACCCATACGGATTTCTCCATATAGGTTTAATATATTTTTTTTGGTTAAAAAATTAATACACTAATATACAACGATCCATTCGAAGAGTTGCACTAATGTCAGCCAAAGCATCTTGAGAATAAGATAATGTACCAAAATTAACGTCAGTCATAAACGTACCTTCTAAAATCCATTTCTCAACTACAACACCTGTTGGGTCTAACATTTCTATATCAACATTCTTTTTATATCCGGCAGCGTAACCCATACGACCTGTAACAGATTCAGCACATAAACGAACCCACTCCATAAGAGCCTGAGACGCAGATGGACCAATAGGGTCTCTAAATTTAACTGTGATTGGATCCCAATTAAATCGTCCGGCAACATATGTTGAAGTATTTAAGAAAGCTATTTCAGTTGATCCAATTTTTATTGATGGTCTTGAAGCGCTTTCCACGAACCATTCATTTATTCCTAATGAACTAGGAAATCTTAATATAAATCTGTTCTGGCGTTTCGGTTCGTAAGGAACTGGCATTTTCATCAGTAAATCAGCCATAATTTTTTGTTTTAATTTTTAGTTTATTTTTTATTATAAATATGCGATAAATAAAAAATTTCTATTTACTTTTATTTTTTTTTAAATAAAATTACTCTAGAACTAGCATTTAATAGCATTTATTTTATTAATATTTTCTTTTTATTCCTCCTGCAGTTAAATAAGTCTGTAATATATTATCTTCTTTATCTTTAAAATGTTTCTTCATACTATCTACATTCTTTACATCATCATCTGAAAAACCAATAAATGGAGTAAAATAATTATTTATTTTGTTTTTCATAAATGCTTTCTTCTGTAATTTATGTGATATTTGCTTAACATACTTAATGAAATCTTCCATTGCTTTAATTTTGCCTGGCTCCGGATTTTGTTCACTACCAACACCATAAGAAACCGGATGAAAACGACACATATCTAAATATGATCTTATAAGTTTATCCTTAGATAATTTATCTTCATCGGCCAAATCTCTATATCTTAATAAATTTTTAACCAACTTATTTGAATCAATCCCATTCTTATTTGATTTAATTAATTTATAAACACCTTCTTTAATCACTGATGGAGTATGTGCTCTTGCAGTGATTATTGAAAAAATTGAACCATTATTAATTGCTTCAACAAAATCGTGCCATACCGGTCCTGTTGGTGACTTCATAATATCAGTTAAAAATTGATCATCATAAGTAACACCAAATTCAATATAAGCGTCCTTTGCCGGACCAACAATTGTGTGTCCATTGTAATTAAAATGTTTTTTCCCAACCATATCTCTAAATTCGGCAAAATCTCTTGTGGTCATACCAACTGTATCACCCTCATCGTCTTTCAAACGAATAGAAGTTGGCATATACATTAAATTGTCATCCCAATCAAATGCGTAATATTTCATTACCGGAGTTGAGTTGTCTTGTACAATTTCACTAATAATTTCTCTTACTATTTGTTTATGTTCCATATTTTTTTATGTCTTATAAATACAAAGGTAATAAAAAAAGGGAGAACTTGTCTCCCTTTTAGTGTTTTTTTTCATTTTAGTCTATTAAATGTCCTCAAATGATGCTCCCGTTGGTGTAATATAGAACGTAATGTCTATAAATTCTAAGGATCTTGTAGGTTTGATGTAAATCTTACCTGTCATTTGATTTCTATCTAAATCAGCCGTGTCAGAAGAAACCGTAACTCGGAAATCATATAAACCTCTATCTCTTCTGATAGCGTCTAATATTGGATTAACGGAGTTCAAGAAGTCTTGTCTAACTTGTTCATCGTTTTGATCAAATAATAACCTTACAGATACCGCAGAAATCAATTTACGAGCTTGTAATAACAATCTTCTTACGTTAATTCTGTCAAGAGCACTTTCTCTAACTTGAAGAGTTTTGTTACCCCAAATTACAGTACCTACATCTGAGAAGGTTGCAATTGGGTTAATTCTTCCTTGATAAAGAGTGTCTCTATCTTCTTGTGTTAACTTCTTACGTGCTTTGATTGAGTTTACAATACCTCTTGTATAACCTGCTGCCGCGAACCAAGGGAATGCGATGTTGTCAGTTAATGCCAAGTTTCTTGTTACTTCAGCCGTTGCCGGAATGTAGATTTGAGTATTATTTACAGTATCACGAGTCAATACCCAAGGGTAATAAGTCGCCGTATAGTTAGAGTCAATACCCGTAGTTTCTAAATTATCTACCGCTTCTTGTGGGTAAATTATTCCATCCATTCCTGTTGTTGTAGGTAAGAATAAGTTGTAGTCAGGTGTTGTTGTTATATAAAGTGAATCCGCTCTTTGGTTTTCAATCATATCGATTGTAGACTCTACTAAGTCACTATTATTTACATAATCAATACCCGGAGATACAAACACATTAATGTTAACTGCTTCAGGGTTAGCAAATGTTTGGATACCCAATAAGTAAGCGTAATAATCGGTATTTGCAAAGTCTTGAGTACCATCACCAACTGCAATTTGTTTGAATGCTCCCCAACCAACTGCGTTTGGATATCTGTTATCAGGACAAGCCCCATTTAAATAACCTGATCTACCAAGTACGAATCTATCACTGTTAGTCCTATATTCTCTATAGATATCCCATCCGTCAAATCCACCTTGTACTAATAATGTGAATTTTCTTGAGTATATTCTGTAATAAGGACTTGTTTGGTTATTAGGTTCTGTTTGGAAAGTTGCATCACCAACATAGAATCTTGGAGTACCTGATGTTGTAAATGCATCTGATATGGTAATGCCAGAAGCGTCTTTATCCATGTGGAAACCTTTTGATCTATAACTCCAATCATTTCCTTCTAAATCACAAGTTGTTAAAGGATTTTGTTTACCAATATATTCATAGTAATTACCATCCCAACCAATAGAATTTGAGAATCCTAAATAAGTTCTTCTAATATTATCACCATTACTTAATATTTGACCACCAAATGGAGGTGTGTAAATTACCTCACCAGGGAAGTCATATTTAGTTTTGTAAACTGGGAATGGAGAAGTAGCCGAGTCATATACTCTAAAGTTATACCCTTCAAAACCACAAGGTAATGCGTCCACAGGAGCATCCTCGTTCATTTCTACCATTACATATTTAGAATTTAATGCGTATTCGCCATCTAATGATCCAATTTTCTTTGCAATAAAGTTATTTTGACTTGGATCCATACTACAGTTAGTGTATTTTTCAACAACAATTGGATTAGTATCTGTGTCATAATAATCTCTAATGAATACATCAAATGTTTCATTTGCAAATGATATATTACCAATAGACATTTTTAATTCATAGTTAGCGGCATCACCATCAGCAACTGTATAGAACTTAAATAAGTTGTATACTTTAGTACCACGAAGTTCGGAAACAACCCAAGGAGAACTTGGTGTTTGGTATCTATCTAAGTACCATCCAATTGATGTTATTGGTTGATTATTAATACCAGTTGCAGAATCTAACTCAACTAATGATGGGCTAATACCTCTAATGAAACCTTTTCTCCATCCATAATTTAACAACGATTGGAATTTCTCCTCAGTAAACAATGGAACAATATTCCTTGGTTTACCAAAGTTATCACCACCAAATACTTTTGTTATATATTGTGAATCAGAAATACTAAATGATGTTTCAAACGAAAAGTTTACACCGTCTTTATTTGTAACGTTAACACCAAATGGTAAATAAGGATTACTTAATGCTCCAAAATATTGATTAGTTAAATTTAATGTAACATCAGTTAATCCTGTAACTTCATAAACCGGGTTTTGTCCATCTGCGTAAGTTGAAATACCTCTTGACCTAAATGTTGCAACTACCATATCGTCGTATTCTGTATATGATGTTCCCGTATAATAGTAAATCATACCAACTAAAGTACCTGAAAAACATTCAACAGGAATTGGTGTAGTTGTGGTTGTTGTTGTAGTAGGAACTGGTGTAATACAAGGGTTTGGTGTTGGTGTTGGTGATGGTGTTAACGATGTTGTAGTTGTTGTTATAGGAGTAATGTTAGTAATTCCTGTAATAATTGACCAAAATGAGAAACCTGTATAGCTTCCACCACCAACATTATCAAATAATGAATAGTACCAAGAAGTGTTAGCAGTATCACATAAACTATTACCTGTGAAACCTATCGATGGAACTCCATACACATTAGTTGCCGCAGTATAAGAACCATTAACTGTTAATGAATCGTAGTCCATATCATCCACACTACCAAAATAACTAATATTTTGATCTTCGGCAATTGTTGGGTTTGAACTTGTTATCACATCAAAAATTAAATCCCTAATGTTTTGATCTAATGTTGATGTGCCCCCTTGAGGTGTCTCATATGTTATATATAATAAATCTTCAATTTCTTGAGGGAAACTAGTGATATAATCAATTGTTGAATCAGAATTAGTACAAGCGGTGAAATCAACACTAAACATTTCTGTTTTTGCGGATACACATATAGGAATACAAGTACCTGAAGGAGTTACTGCACTTAAACAGTGAACGTCAATTGTTGAACAATCAACATTTGCCTTCGTTACAATTGACCAAGATGGTCCCGCATCATAACCTGAAAGTCCTAAGATTCTTGTTACAAATAATTGATTAGATTGTTGTAAATATGATTTAGCAATATATGCCGCCTCATATTTTGGGATTTGTGTATTCACAAATTTTTCAGGAACAGTTCCACCAAAATAGGTTTGGAACTCATCGTAGTTTCTGATGAAGATTGGTTCAAACGCGGGACCTTTTAAAGTTTCCCCCGCAATACCCAAGGTCGTAACACCAACACTTTGTGCTACGAAACTTAAATCCACTTCAGAAGTGTAGACGCCTGGTGATACAAATACTTTACTGTTAGCCATTGTCTTGTTTTTTGTTTGTTAATTTATTTTATATATAAATATTAGTTTTTTTTGTAAAAACTTTACATATTAGAAACTATTTATATTTTGGTAAGATTTTAGTCTGCCTTTTTTCTACCTATGGATAAAGATACTAAGAAGATAAAAAATTTGAAGATTTCAGTTGATGCTCACGAAACATTAAAAAAGTATTGTGACAAACGTGGTATTAAGATGTATCGTTTTTTAGAAAACTTAATAATAGAAAAATGTAAGGAAAAAAAAGATATCTACGGAGAAAATTAATTATAGTAATTCCTGATTAAAAATAAGATATGATGTATCATTAGGGAATTGTTTATAAATATCGATCTTTAATTCGTCCCCACTGTTAATTTGAATTTCTCTAACATCGTTTCCATAATACAAACTATTAATAAAAACATCATATCCTGACGGAGGGGTACCATTAGAAACATTATCACTATCCACAAATCTTAAATTAACATTATAATCAAATGTTTCAATAACCTGTGTTGCAGTTATTCCTGTTGCAAAGTCATATCTTTTAACTGAAGGTGGTGTCGGTTCTCCTTTCTTTTGTCTTCTTTTTTTAGTTTTTGTTTCGGTCTCATAAATTTGAAAAACTCTGGTTATTGCCGGACTTACTTCAAACTCATCCTCATCAATTAAAAACCCCAATAATGTGAATGTATATTTTTGAATATAAACTTTCCTCTTTTCAAGATCTAAAGTAGATTCGTCGGTTACATCGTTCATTACAATTGGAATATAATGTCCTTTAATAACTTGGTATGCTTGTCTCGATGAAAATTTCTCAATTATAATCTGATTTAACTTATTTAATTCTCTCATTCTATTACAAACAATGACAACTGTATAACTTATGTCTACAGGTACAGGTTGGGGGATCTTATAAATGTCCATTCCATGTCTTTGTCCGTCCCAAGTCGGTACTTTAGCGTAATGATATTGTTTTCTATTTGGAATATTCCATCTTAATGCGGGATTTGTACCATACTTAACTTCTGGTGTTCTAATTGTTGTAATAAATGGTGGTTCGGCATTTTTATCGATATTTTGGAAATCCCAAGTCTCAACAAACTGTGACCAATTTTGTGTTGTAATTAAAATATCAACGGCGGGGATTATCTTTCCTTCAACAACACATCTTAATTCATCTCGAACAAAATCTAAAAAACCACGGTCTAAATCCGCATGTAATAAAGATTTGGGAAGATAAGTGCCATCCTCCGAAATCATATTTGCAATCTCATGTCTTCTTGGTAAGAGTATTTTCTTATCAATTAACGGTATTGTTTTTTTTATTTGTTTTGGAAACCCCATATTAATTAATCAAAAATATTTTGTTACTTAAGTTTATCATTTCAATCTCATTTGCATTAAAAATAGGTTCTTCTGTTCTTTTTACAACAAATGTGTCATATTTGTATGGGTTATAAGTAATAATATCATTTGTTTCAGGTTGAGGAATTTCCTCACAAGGGAATTCACAATAATCCTCTAAAGTCCCAATTACAAATGCATGAACATTTTTTCTTTGTTCGTCTCTAACTTTTTGTTTCCCCCCCTGTCTAACTCTAAATTCAACATTTGTTAATCTAAGGTAGTCCGACTTCAAGACAACAAGACTTTTATATACAACAGAAAATGTGTGTCTATGTAAATCATAATAACACATAACTTTTTTACCGATTAAGTCATCGATCTTACTTTTTAAAAGTGATTCTTGTTCTTCTGTAATTATTATTTTCATAATCCTCTAAATTCATTTGGTCCGACAGGAGATGCACTTATTGTACGATAAAAAGGTTTATAACCTGCGTAAGTATGTTTATTGTCAGCTACGACACGACCATCATTATTTACGGTATAGTATCTCACTAAAGTTTCAGTTTCGTAATAACCAATATAGTCACCAAAATTTATATCAATATTTAAATTATCTAAAGTTTTTTGGTAAACAGAAATTCTTATATTACCTGGCTCCATCTGATCCATCCTTGTTGATCCTAACAGTTTATTTTCAGGTGCCGATATTTGAACAAAAGCATTAAATTCAACAGGGGGTAAAAATTTTATACCATCTGAAACAGTTTCACCATATACATCATCTGTTTTTGTTTTATATCTATCAATACGATATAATACACAAGTGAAATTCATATCACCAACTAACCACTCTTCACCCATTGAAATATCAAGGTCAAAATCGTTCTCACCAAAAAATTTACCTATCCTTGTAATAGGAACTTTATTCGCCATAATTACGGTATTTATTGATAAATATCTTTTTTATTGTTATTTTTAATAAAAAGGAAAATTTGGAGATTAATCAATCACTGATAGAGCATAAAGCGTTAGAATTGTTGGACTCGTATTCGGGTGCCAATAACTATATTATATACCTTAAAACCAAAAAAGAAACTAACAAAAAGTTTTACCCAACAAGGACTCAAGCAGATTACGTAATAAACTATTTTAACACAACACCAAAGGTCGCTCGTAAATGGGTTGAATTGGATACATACTTTGCCAAAAAATTTGCCGAAGAAAAATATTTGTTGGAAACACCTGAAAAAATATTCATTGAGAAGTTATTGGTTGAAAAAGAAAAATCATATCATATTTGGGGGAAATTCTTTGAGAAAGATCATTTAAGTGAATTTTGGGTACCTAAGTCATCATTAATTAAATCTCACAATGTTGAGAAGGTTGAGGTGGATTATTCTAAATATGATCATAGACCACCATTACACCACCAAAAAGAAGCAATAGAAAAATTGGCAGGATCTAGAAGATTTATTCTTGCCGATGATATGGGTCTTGGTAAAACAACGGCTACGATTATTGCTGCTTTAGAAACGGGGGCAAAGAAAATATTGATTATTTGTCCTGCATCATTAAAAATTAATTGGCAACGAGAAATTGAAAATTATACGGATCGACCTGTTTATATTGGAGAAGGTAAAAAATTCTCAACCGAATCTGATTTTGTTATCGTTAATTACGACATATTAAAAAACTTTCATGATATGAAGGATAAGAATAAGTCATTATTAAATCAATCTGATTTTGAGTTGGTCATATTAGATGAAGCTCATATGATTTCAAACCCCCAAGCACAACGAACAAAGATTATTAACCATTATGTTAAAGATGTTAAAAGGGTTTGGTTATTAACGGGAACACCAATGACATCTCGTCCAATGAACTATTATAACCTACTAAACATTATTGAATCACCTGTTGCTCAAAATTGGATGGCTTATGCTATTCGTTATTGTCAAGGATATCAATTTACTGCGGGAAATAGAAAAGTATGGAATGTTACGGGAGCATCTAATTTGGAGGAATTAAGGGATAGAACCTCAAAACAAATTCTTCGTAGGTTAAAAGAAGATGTGTTGGATCTTCCCGATAAAATTATTTCACCTGTGTATCTTCGTTTGAAATCAAAAGAGTACGAAGAACTTATGGGTGAATATTATAGTTGGGTTGATAATAAAAAAGAAGAATCATCTTCGTTAACCATTCAGTTTTCAAAACTAATGAGTGTAAGAAAAGTTATTGCAAACGAAAAAACAAAACAAACAATTGAGTTTGTTGAGAATATTATCGAACAAGGTAAAAAGGTTATTATCTTCACAAACTTTACTGACACATTACAAACAATTTATCAACACTTTGGTAAACAAGCGGTTTATTTGGACGGAAGTTGTTCCAAACCTCATCGTCAACACGCAGTTGATGAATTTCAAGATAACGAAAAGATTAGAGTATTTGTTGGTAACTTAAAAGCAGCCGGTGTTGGTTTAACTTTAACCGCCGCTGAGGTTGTTATTATGAATGACTTATCTTTTGTCCCTGCCGAACATGCTCAGGCAGAAGATCGGGCGTATCGATATGGTCAAAAATCTAATGTACTTGTGTATTATCCATTATATGAAAATACAATTGAGGGTGCGATATATGATATCCTAAATCGTAAAAAACAAATTATTAGAACTGTCATGGGAGATGAACATCCTGAGAATAGTGGAGATGTTGTTGAAGAAATATTAGATATTATAAATAAGAAACGATAACTTTTTCAATTAGGTTGATATTTATTTGAAAACCAAATGAATTATGAGAAAAACTATAAGATTAACCGAAGCTGATTTATCTAGATTAATTAGACGAATTATAAAAGAAGGTAACGGAGATGTGTTAACTTGTTTAGCAACTGCAACTAATATGAGTGTCGAAGATTTAATTAAATTAGCACCTTGTCTTGAATTACAACAAAACCCAACAGACACAACAAAAATTCAGGCTTGTGTACAAGAAGTTATCCCTATGGCACAAAAGAAACTTGATATTAATATTTTAGACCCTATGGGTAGTGCTAAAAGAATAATGGATTTAGCGAAAAAATGTTTGGAATGTGTCGGAAATGTTTCACCAGTTATGAACGCAAGTATTAATGAAAATAAAAGAAGAATTAATAGAAGATATTAATGTCAAATAGTAGGAGTCAAACTAAAATTAGAAAAACTCAACAAGCTAATTTAATTGTTGAGCAAAGATATCTTAAACAAAAAGGTTTATTAGTTGAGTCAACTGATGATTTTATTAACTGCTTTGATATGTTAGGGTATTCTATTGATATGATTCCTGGTCCTTGTCAACAAATTGAAACAAAAGAAAATTTTTTAAATTGTAGAAGTTACGTAATGAATAGTTTAAGTCAAAATATTACAACAACACCAACAAACGTGTACGATACATTTTTTAACTGTATGACAACAAAGGCAACTGAGTTAGGTTTATTTCTTAACGAAGAACCACCATCAGAAGAAGAGCCAGAAGAAGATCTGAATTAAAAAAATAAAATTATTAAACCCACCACTCGGTGGGTTTTTTGTTTTATATGATATTTATGATTAATGAAAGTTACAGTTAAACATATTAAATGTGATATGTCCAAAGAGGATAGGGAACTAATGAGGGATTTTTTAAAATACCTACAAAAAAAATACCCCGTTAAAAATGATGTTACAGTTTTATTTTTAGGTGAGAAAACTGAAGGTATGTCAACGGGTAGTAGAAATGATAATTCGGAACTTAAAATTTTAACCAAAGGTAGATTAAACAGAGATGTTTGTAGAACATTGGCGCACGAATGGGTTCATGAGTGGCAAAGATCAACTAAAGGTATGGAAAGAGGTCAAGATATTGGTGGTCCAAATGAGGATGAAGCAAACTCTGAAGCGGGTTCCGTAATTAAAAAATTTGAACGTGATTTCCCAAAATATGAAAAAATAATGTATGAAGGTTTAGTTGGTATTGGAAAAAAAATCAATTTATTAAACGAACAAATATTATTAACTGAAAAGGAAAACATCCGTGAAAATTTTTTAATGGAAATGAAAAAAATTGGTATTGATAAATTACCATACTCATATTCCTCATTAAATCAGTTTGTTGATCCTGAAACAATGAATGTACATTATAATAAACATTATAAAGGATATGTAAAAAAACTTAATGATGCATTATCTAAAAAAGATTATGGTGATGTTGAGTTAGAAGATATTGTTAAATCTATTGGTAAATATAATATCACAATTAGAAATAATGCGGGGGGTGCCTTTAATCACGCATTGTTTTGGAAAATGTTATCTCCGAAAAGACAAAAACCAAGTGGTGAAGTATTTGAAAAGATTACAAAACAATATGGTAACATAAAAAAAATGAAAGATGAATTTAATCAAACGGCAAAAGATCGATTTGGATCAGGGTGGGTTTGGTTAGTTCTCACTAAAAGTGGTAGATTAAAAGTTGTATCGACCCCCAACCAAGATAATCCAATGATGAGTGTCGTTAAAGACGGTGGTTATCCTTTATTAGGTCTTGATGTTTGGGAACACGCATATTATTTACGTTATAGAAACAAAAGAGACGAATATGTTAAAAAGTTTTGGGATCACGTAAATTGGGAGTTTGTAAATGAGTTATATCTTTTAAGAACTAAAAAATAAGATATTTATATAAAAAGAACTTATGGCAATAATTTCAGAACCAGAAAGAAGTAAATTATACACAAGAATTCGTCATCTATTAGGTGCACCACTTCGTAGTGTCGAGTTAGAGGATGAACAAATGGACACATTGTTAGAATTCTCTATTGATGATTATTCACAATATATCCAAGATTGGTTAATTGAATCTCAATGGTCAAACCTTTGGGGGTTAAATGTTGAAACCCAATCTTTGGCAAAGGCATTTATTTCTAAAAGTTTAGATTATGAAACAAGATACACATATGCCTATTCTAAAATTGTAGGATTACAGGCTGGTGGTGACTATGTTTTAAAGAAAGATTACATTCAATTAGTTGGTAACCAACAAATTTATGAAATACCTGCGTGTAGAGAACTTAACGAATTACTGTGGTTTTCTCCGGCAGAATTAAATAATACATTAATAGATCCGTGGACTTTTGGTGGAATTGCCGGTGGAGGATTGGGGGGACCTGGCGGATTTACTCAAATGGGTAATATGGCAGGTAGTTACTTTATGATGCCAGCGTTTGATATGTTGTTAAGAATGCAAGAAATTAATATACAAAGAAGAATAATACAAGGTGATTTAACATATAGGGTTACAGCGTTACCTGAAGGTAAAAAAGCGATTCACTTAATGAATACACCCGGAGGTAAATTTGACTTTGGAAATGGTACATTAATGAAAGGTAGAGTTTGGTATTGGTATTATGATGCCTGTGAGGAAGATAAAGACAATTGTTTAAAAAATAACCCAGACATCATTCAAATGCCATCGGACGTTCCATTCCAACAGATGTCTTGGGTTGATCTAAATAATCCGGCACAAGTTTGGGTTCGTAGATGGTTTACCGCATACTGTAAAGAAACATTGGCAAGAGTTCGAGGTAAATTTAGTGGTAACATTAAAACCCCCGATTCTGAGTTAACAATGGATTATACATCTTTAGCAACTGAGGCAAAAGATGAAAAAACAAAACTTATTGATGAACTTACCGGACCTGAAGGTAGATTAACAAGGTTAAAACCTGAAAAAGTAATGGAACGAGAAGCATTAATTGCGGAAAACTTAAATAAATCACTTAAGTTTAGAGCGATGCCAAGACAAATTTACGTTATATAATATGCCACAAATAATTAATATCCCACAAAGAAAAACAATTAGACGAGGACAATCTATTAATCCGCCTGTAATTCCCGAATATAAAATTGTTTCTGAACCTGAGTATTCTTCTAATGGTGAAAAATTAATTATTGCTAAAAATATTAACCAAACAACGATCACTTTAGATTCCACAAAGAATACTAAAGTAATAGTAAAAGTATTAACAAGTGTTAGGGTATTACCTGACATTGGTAAAATTGATGAGGAATGGGACGAACTCCAATTAGATTGGGGGGCTTGCGTACAGTTTCATTATGTGGAAAGAAACTGGTATATACTATCTTCAGACGGGTTGAAGATATCTTAAAACCTCATCATTTAAGAAACTTATAGGTATTGTTCCCAACCTGGTTCGGCAATATCGTAGATGTGGTCAGGGCTAATACCAACTGATTGCCAAAAATCAACTTCACCTTGTTCCATTTTGATTAAGTTTTCATAAACATCATCTTGGTCTTCAGGACTAAATGGTTTACCATTAATCAACTTACATTGCTCGGTTGTGTAAAAACTTCTATCTTCAGGATCTTTAACTAATAAAGTATCTCTAACCTCATCATCAAACACAATCATCAAAGGTTCCACTCGTTTGTTAAATGTTGCAATTGCTCTTTGGATATTATATTCTCCTAACATTTCGGGGTTATTCTCTAAATCCGATGGATCAATACGATAACAGTTAAGTTGTATCATTGATGTTAATGAGTCGTCAGGAAATTTTCCATTATTAACAAAATAATAATTAAGTTGTTCCTCTGTCCATCCTTTTTTTAATTTGTTAACTTTTTGAACATCACCATGAGATGCCTTTGTTCCATTGTTAACATATAGAATCGTATCACCAAGATTTGCTTGTATATTATCTTTTATGAGAAGTTCCATATGTGCCATTCGCGAATTAAGATTACCTGATATAGTGGTTTGTTTACTACGTTTAAGATAATCCTCAACACTTAATTTAACTCTTGATTTAGATGCAATCTCAGCCAATGGAACTCGTTGGTCAAATATTTTTTGTATATACTCATGATACCATTCGATAAATTCTTTTCCCTCACCTCTAAGTAATTGTTTAACTCCCTTATCTAAGAACTTCTCAATATATTTTGGCATCTTTTTGGATTTAATACTATTACCCGTTAGTTTAACTTTACCATTTTGTTCCATCGTTGCGTAGTTCTTACGAGACAAATTAATACAAGAATCCCAAGTACCATCACAATCAAGTCCCATTTCACCTTTCATAAATATATCGTTAAACTCCGCAACATCGGCATTATAACCACGATATTCTTTACCCTCTTTAACCAACCAATTTTTTCCTTTACCAATGTAAACTCTGTCATCAACACCACCCTCAGGTAATGAGAAGTTCATACCATCGGTGTCACATACGAGAGGACTATATCCTCGTTTACTAAAGAACTTTAACATTTGTCGTAGGTATTGTCTACCCGTACAAGTAATTTGTTCCCCCATGTCAATATCTCCCCATGGAAATACCTGTGGTGCCGATAATGATCCGAAGAACGCATTGATAAAGATTTTAATAGGTAATTGTTTACGGTCAAATGAGGTCGATTTTTTCTTATCGATAGTCTTGTATTCTGCGGCTAAATTCTTATACATAATACGAGAGTTACGGAAGTAAGTTAATAACCCCTTCATTGCTCCCGTTATATCACACTCAGGGAACACGTCGTGAACTAACTGAATGGATGGGTATAGTGACGAGTAGTCAAGTTTAAGAACGTCCTTAGAGTACCCTACTTTTAATAATCGTGATAGACCACCAACAAAACTTCTTCGTTCTTTTTTCTTAGGGATTGATAAACCATATTTATATGACCAAGCCAACATTACCATTTTCCATAATGTTGCGGTACCCATTGTAGATGCTCTTTCATATGTTGTCGGAACTAAGGACGCCAATAGAAATGTTGCTTGGTTGAATTCATCGTCCACAATCAAAGTTTCTTCAAGGTCATCGTCAAGATAACGTTCAACTATGTTGTCCCCCGTTGTTTTAAGATATACATCTCCTCGTCTAACACATATCTCATCTACCGTTGTGTCAATACCAACTTTTTTGTACTTACCATTTTCGGTATTTAACCAATATTCATCTTTTTCTGCATACATTGGTCCAATACTTGTGTGATCAATGTAGATACGATCTTTTGCTTCGGCATCAATAAACTTTGTAATATACTTTAAACCTGCCTCTTTAATGTTTGAGTTGATTGCTTGTGATCTACGAACTGAGTGAATAATATCAATTACATTATATCCCCACATTTGAACTTGATTGAATCTTTCAACCTCATTTGCCAATTTTAACATTGAATCTCTTTGTGAGATTGTTTTCTTTCCATTCATTGATGTTGCAATTCTCTTAATATCTAAGTTTAGTGCTTTACATCTCTCAAAAATCCAAAACCAGTCAAAGTTTGCTGAATTATAACCGGCAATAATCGATGGTCTGATTTCATCTATTGTTCTAAAGAACTCAACAAGACCTGCTCGTTCTTCATCAACATTTGAACATTCAATAACTTTTTGGAAACCTTTATTTGTTTTCATCCCAATCATGAATATACGACCATCCTTTGGTTCTAATGAGGTCGTCTCAAGGTCAAATACAAATCTTGTTATATCATTGTATTCCTCAAACCCTTTAAATAATCTTTTCTCTTTTGAGATGAGGTATTGTTCCACGGGTGAAACCATTAATATTTTGTCTTTTGCCTTTTCACCCCAAGGATCAATTCCACCATCACGGAAGAATTGAATTAATGTGCGATAACCTTTGATTGATTTAACAATAAATGTTAAACCATTCTCTAATCGTTCATTACCATCTGTTCGGAGTTTTTCTATGATAATACCGTATTTACCCATCGCTTGTTTTTGTAATGATTTGGATCCTTCGTAAAAATTTAATCCATGTAGATCACCAACCCAAGCGAATGCAATGAATGAATCTTGTTGGATAACTTTACCCTTTCCCGGTACTTCTTTGATTTTAAAAATGTTGTCTGATACATAATCAAACTCTACGGCAACTATATGCTGCTCAGGATCATTCCCTTCTAGGAAACTTTTAATTTCTTCTTGTGATATCATATAATTTAAATTTGGTACATTGGCTGCCGAGTATATCGACATTCACCTTCTTCAAATAAATATATGAAAAAAATAATCGTGTGTCAAATTATTTTTAACAAGTAGGACAATTTCCTAATAAAGTAGCGGTAACATTCGCAGGTACTGATGGTGTGGTAGACGAACAAATAAAAGTTATCCCTAATGGTCCAATAATTAATGGTGAAATTTCGGTAAGACAACAAGGTGTAAATGTTATTGAAATCTCTTTTGTTGCATTATTATTAACAATTCTATAATAAAAACAACTTGGTGTTGGTGTTGGAGTTGGAGTTTTTGTTTTAGTTACTGTTGGTGTTACCGTTTTAGTTGGTGTTGGTGTTACCGTTTTAGTTGGTGTTACCGTTTTAGTTGGGGTTATCGTTGGGGTTACCGTTGGAGTTTTAGTAACTGTTGGTGTTGGAGTCTTAGTATTAGTTGGTGTTGGGGTTGGTGTTGTACATGGTAATTCAGTTAAACAATCAACACAACTACTAAATGTTATGTTATTAAACCATGTTAAATTTACTATACCAAATTGAACATTAACAACTACATAACATTTAAAATCTGATCCAACAATGACATTACCCGCAACAAAATAGTTTGGTAAATTAACATATTTTGGTGTTCGGGTACAACAATCATTAACTAAATATGTTAATATTGCTGGTTGAGGTGTTGGAGTTGGTGTTGGAGTTTTGGTTGGTGTTGGAGTTGGTGTTACCGCAGGTATTGCATCAAAATTACAGATAGATGCGTAAACACCACTTGATCCATTACCCGGACCTGCAATTGTAAGTGTTGTGAATGGAACCACTGCGTTAAAGGTAAATAAACCACTACCAATACCAAAAGTACTGTTACAGTAAATATTGGTCAGGTCTTGTGTTGCCGTAATAACATTATTAACAATAGTTGCACAACAATACTCACATGATGTTATTACTGGGTTACCACTATTTGTGGTGATTGTATATGAATCGGTACCTGTTGGTGTATATCTATAATTAACTAATCTAATTGTTAAGTTATTTACAGGATTACTAAATGTTAACACATATGAGAATGCGTTTTGACCTAATAATAGTGGTGGGTTTAATGTGATTGATGATGATCCACATGAAGGAACAAAAGTTATTGGTGATCCTTGTGATACAAATCCTGTATGTGTTTCACTTATTGTAACTCCACTTATGTTTACAGGTAATTCTAATGGTAATGCATTATCTATCGGGCAACAACCACCTATTGGGTTTGTTGGGGTTGGAGTTGGGGTATTTGTTTTAGTGGGGGTGATAGTTGTGGTTGGGGTTGGGGTAATAGTTGTGGTTGAGGTATTTGTTGGAGTATTTGTTGGTGTTGGAGAATACGTCGGTGGAGGATCTGTTGGGGTAACTGTGGGTGTTTGGGTGTTTGTTGGTGTTACGGTTGGTGTAACCGTATTAGTTGGAGTTGGTGTTGGTGTGGCACCACTAAGGTATAACTCCACATCTGAACACTCAGGGATACTTGATGCTCCACCAACTGGATAAGGTGAATTTTGGATTAATGTTAATGGGTAAGGGAAAGTCAAACCAACCCCCCATATTTGTCCATTTGCGGAAGTTACATAAATTTGACCGTTTTCAATAAATAAACCAAAAGGACCATTGATTACATTAATATTAACATCAACCTCAAGAATACCTGTTGCATAATCATATTGGGATAAATATGAATTTCCCGCAATATCTCCGACTAATGCCAATAATTTAGGTTGGGCTGTTGTGGTATATACTAAGTCACCCTGTACACTTCTATTAGTAAGTGGGAATTGAGTTGCAACAAGTGCATTCGTGGTTGTAATATCTATTTCAATACACAACTGTCCGAGTGAGAAACCATTAGTACTAACTAGTGTCGTATTATTTATTGCAGTCAATCCATTCCCTAACTGAGTTCCAACAGGAATGTTTATTATTCTGTTAAAAGACGCACTAAATGGGCAGTTTATGTAATCATATTCATAAATCTTATCACTTGTATACATGAATATTTTATTAGATGTGTGGGCAATGTCAGAACTTCCAGGTATAAATCCACTAATAAATGGGTTTAGATAGGTACTTGTATTTAATAAAAAATTGTATGAAAATATATCTGGTGAGTTATTAAACAATATGTTACATTCGGCCAAACAAGGTAAACCTGGTGTAGGTGTTACGGTTGGGGTTGATGTTGGGGTTGGGGTTAGTGGTGTACCAATATCACAAAGTTTTAATAATGAACCTCCACCACCTCCAGGACCTGATATTGTTAATGTTGTAAATGATGATGATGCGCTAATTGTGAATCTTCCCGATCCGCCATCTTGTCCAAAAATTGTTATGATACAATTAGTACCACTTAAACTTGCTGTAATTGTGTTATTTGTGATTACCGAACAACAATTACCACATCCACTTATAGTTGGGTTACCAACATCTGTTGTTATAGTAAATGATTCTGGAATACCATTAACTATTGTGTAATCGATTAAATGTATGGTCACATCATTTACGGGTGAACTAAATGTCATCGTGTAAATGAAAGATGGGTTAAGATTAAATGGAAATGAGTTGTTACCCAATCGAACGCAGTTATTAAAAGGAAGTGGTATTGTTTCACAACCGGGAATTGCTGGGTTAGGTAGAGAAAGTGAAATTACACTACCTGATCCTGAACCTGTAACCGTTATTCCATTTATTACAACACTATTGCCCAATAATGGTGCCTCGTATTCGTTTTCACAACAAACAACTGAAACAGGTGTTTGGGTTGGTGTAGGTGTTGGTGCGGGAACTGTAAATTCTAATGTAACACAATCTTCTGATTGTGATGAATCCATAACACCAGCAGGTGTTAAAGAACCTAATAGTGTTGTTGTATATGGTGGTGATGTTTGTATTGTATATAAAATACCATTTGTTGTTGGAATATAAAAGAAGGTTCCCCATTGGAATATTGATTGTGCAACAGTTATTGGTATTGGAAAGTCAATCTGTGATTGCCAAGACCCCCCAACAAACTGTAGTTGTGTTATATAAGCTTGACCAGTTAAATTATCACTAGTTGTCATTATCATTTTACCATTTTGGTTCATTATAATATCTTCAACAACCCTAGTTGTACTTGGAAAAGTATATATTGGTGTTTTAACCCAAACAGATCCTGTTATATCAACTAAAACTACTTGGAACCCACCAATTACGGGAACATTGTACCCCATGGATACTAATATATTTGGGTTAATTAAATTTGTGATTGGATCTCTATAAACACATAATCCATTCGCCAACCAACCGATGTCCGGAATTGTTAAATCTGGAGATATTATATCTCTTGACCAAACCGCAGACCATGGGGATAAAGTTATATTCCATTCTCTTATGTTACCGGGTTGCATAAGAATCCATAATTTATTTGTTGTATTGGCAATACCTTGACCGGTTATTCCTGTTGACTGAGGTAAATTAATTTGAGTTGCTATCGAATTGATTGGGTCGTACACATAAACTTTTAAAAGAAATCCTGAACCAGTCCATGAATTTTCCATCAACAATGGAAAACAATCTGTATTAACAGGTGCTGGTGTGGATGATGGAGTGTTACTTGGTGTTGGGGGTGGATCTGTTGGTGTAACTGTAGGTGTAGGTGTAGGTGTTGATGGGGGTTGTACCGAATCTGAACATATGTCCATAATAGTTCCTCCCAAACCTCCAGGACCTGTTACTGTTAATGTTGTAAAAGATGAAGAATTTGAAATTGTAAATGTACCCCCACCCATATCGGCGGATGGTGATCCTAATGGGCAATAGGCTGCGGTAACAACATTTCCGTTAATTGTTGCACAACAATAATCACAAGATGATAATATAGGATTACCTGTATTTGTTGTAAACGTAAATGATTCACTACCACTTGAGTTAATATTATAATTTATTAATCTTATCACTATATTATTAACCGGTACACTAAAATTTAATATATATGTAAATGAACTTGTTGGTCCTAACCATACATTTCCATTCACTGTCGGAGGTGATCCGACCATACACCACGAAACAAATCCGAATGATGAGGTAAAGGACACATCACCAAAACCTGAGGCGGTTACTGTAACACCATTAATTGTTGTTGAAGATCCTAAAACGGGTAAGGCACTAACCGTTGGGCATATTGGACAAACAGGTGTTGGTGTTGGTGTTGGTGGTAATGTTGTTGGAGTTGGTGTTGGTGTTACCGCATCACAAGGATAATTTATTGTACACGGACCACATCCACCAAGTTGTTCTATTAACTGATCCGTTAAATCGTCAAATGAAAAGAAAAGTGTTGGTGGTGTACTTGGTGAAACATAGGTTAGACAACCTGTAAAGAATGCGGAAATTAAATAATATGAATTAGTCGAAAAAGGGAATAAACCTATTGGTATATCTGTTATTCTAATTATAACGTTAGAATCACAACAAGATTGGAATGATGCAATTCCGGGTAAAGGACAAGCACCAATTGTCACATCAAAAGATGTTGACGAACAAGTATTACTTGGATCATAAATAAACCAATTTATGTCCGGAAAAGAATCGTTATCTGTTGATCTTGGTTCACCACAATAAGGCCAACCAATCATTTCCCAATAACCGTTTAAATTCCATCTAATCGTTAATGGTGTTGCACCATCATAACCAACCCATGAAGGTTTTGAGTTATAATACCCAATAAAATTAAAATCATAATTCATTTTTTAATATTTGTTTTTTTTCTTTAATTTTAACTACTAATAAATGTAAGTAAATTACTTGTTACTGTACCTCCGCCGGCGGCTGGATTTAAAATTGCGGTAATGGATATTCTATATGTGTGACCAGGTTGACAAGGTCCGCCATAACCATTTGGGTTAACCGTACTTGGGAACCAATCTGTTTGTTGTATTGTTGCTCCTGGTTGCCATCCAGAAGGTCCTGATGTCCATAAATTAATCGATGTTTGTGATGGTAGTATGTTTATTACTTTCCAATGAACAAAATAACCACTAAGACTTGTTCCAGGTGCATTAATATCTTCCATTAATAAACTATAACTAATAACGTCGTTTATTGTGAAGTCAGTTAAAATCCATAATAAACCAACACTATAGTTAAATCCACCACAGTTAGGGTGTCTTACACCGGTATTTAACGTTTGACTATTAAGGAATTGTGGGCTCTGAAGCAATATGCTTTTTGCTCCAAAATTTGCACCACCACAAGAATTTTGTACCATTGTTGTACCAATCTGATAGTAATAGTTATTTTGACACGTTGTTGCTGTTATTGGGGATAATCCGGGTAAAGTTATTACATTTATTGATGCGGGATTAACTAATGGTGCGGTCCCACCTGTCCATGCTTTTATACCTAATTGATTTGCTACATCATCAATACGACACGCAAAACCTAACCAAGCTGAGTATGATCCGTAATTACAAGTAAATACGTTACAACCACTGTTATCATTCCATGTATTTGGATAAGAGGGTGAACTATTTCCGGCAAATACTAAACCTATTACTTTAAAGTTTGGATCGGTTTGTGTTCCAAAGTTAGCAATTAACATTGACCCCGAATCTCCTGCGGCGCATGGCCATAAACAATGGGGTTGAGCCGCGTTTCCACTTGGTTTAAAAAATGCAATTAATCTATTATCATAAGCGGCGGCCGTTCCATACTGAACTCCTCCAGATACGTGCCATTTATAACCATTAATTGGTGTTGGAGCCATATTAATACCAAATACTCTTAACTCACAACCGGGCGTACCAAAACCTTTTGGTCCTGTTGATCTACCCGAACTGTATAATTGTGGGTTTGTGACCATTAAGTTATCAATTTCTGCCGTTGTTGCAAAAGGCAATGGATTAGGCATTAAAGCCTCAAACCCCGAAAATCTAAAAGATTGATTAAAATCTATTTTAGTACAATCAATACTAACTAAGGCCCCATCTACTCTATTTCTTGGAACTAAAGAAGGTGATCCGGAACCACCACCATTTGTTAAGTTTAAAGTACCATTTGGTACTAAAGGTACATATCTTACCACTTGACCAAATTTAATATTTGTTTGGAAACCAAATTCTCCTGGTTGACAAGTAAAATTACTATTTGGTAAAACTTCATTTGTTGCCGGGAAATTACTTCCTAAATAGGGATTTAAATTTTGATATTGAGCGGCAATTGAATTTCCAATAACAACATGATTATTTGTTAAACCAACCAAAGCATTTGTATGTATATCTTGAACTATCATTCCTAATGTCCCAACTGATGATCCTTGATTAACAGAGGTTATTGATATACCACCTCTTAACGTGGCAAATGCAGATCTATTTGTTGGTGCCGTTAATACGAAAGGTTCGCAAGGTTGGTTAGGGGTTATTGGTGTGGTCCTACTACATTGTAGAACAGAAACTTCCCCAACTTGTATTACATCGGTTTTTAATGTTAAGTTATTATTTATTTTTATTTCAGAAGGTAATATTTCATCTTCAGATAATTCTGATAATGGTTTTTTTTCTTTTACACTAAACGATATACAAATTTCTCCATTATAAACACCGCCGGTTTGTTTAAAGGCATAACCAACACCAACGTCAGATGATGTATTATCATTCCATTCTTTTAATATTTTATTTATTTCTTCTGTTATCATTTTTTTATTATTAACAATTATATGAGTCAAATGACACAAATGCCGTAAATGGTCCTACCGCAAGACTAGGTGGGGTTCGAGTAGGTGTTGGTGTTGTTGTCTTAGTAGGTGTTGGAGTTGTTGTCTTAGTTGGCGTTGGTGTTTTTGTTTTAGTTGGAGTAGGTGTTGGAGTTTTGGTTAAAGTTGGGGTAACTGTTAAAGTTGGAGTAACTGTTGGGGTTGGGGATAATCCTGGTGTTGGTGTAATTGTGTTTGTCGGTGTTGGGGATAATCCTGGCGTTGGAGTAATTGTGTTTGTTGGTGTTACTGTTGGTGTTACCGTATTAGTTGGCGTTACCGTATTAGTTGGTGTTATACTTGGTGTTATACTTGGTGTTGGTGTTGGTGTTATCGTTTGAATTGAGTTGCTACATATTGATAATAAAGAACCACTCCCTCCACCATTACCGGTAATTGTAAGAGATGTGAAACTTGTCGAATTTTGTATAAGAAACTTACCTCCCCCGCCAAGACCGATTGCTGTTCCACAAATAATTTGATTACCAACTATTGTTATAAAACAACTTAATGTGGTCGAGATTGTTGGTATACCACTTCCACTATTAGTTGTGAAAATGAAATTTTCATTTAGATCAGTCGCAGTTAAAAATATGATAATATTATTAACGGGTAAACTAAAATTCATAGTATAAGAAAATGGACCACCTTGTCCTAACCATTTTGAGTTAGCCGGAGTTGTTACCCCCCCACTACAACTACTAAATGCGGTTGTAAAGATTTGGACACTACCGGTAAATGTTTCGGTTATTGTTATCCCACCAATTGTTGTTGGAGGCACAACACTTGTGATACATTGTAATACGGGTATTGCGCTACTTGTTGGTGTTGGTGTTGGAGTTGGTGGTGGATCTGTTGATGTTACAGTTGGAGTTGGAGTTAAAGTTGATGTTGGTGTTGGTGTTGGTTGAACAGGAACACAAGTACAAGTACTTTCAAGGTAAGTTGTTCCGTTACCTGTAAGTTTTGTAACTGAAGTTGCACATATTGTAGCGGCATAATCGGTAGCAGCACTAAATGTGGATGTGTTACCCGAACAATCAACATAAGAGAATGTTGATCCTGTAACGGATGTGCCACCATAATAATACCAAGTATTACAACAAGGTATTTGAGTTGAGCTTGGTGTAACTGTTGGTGTTGGAGTTGGAGTTGAAGTTTGTATTGATACTTCCATACAGAATTCGTCGATTGGTGCTGGTTCAGAAACAAATGGTGTTGGTGGTGGTGTTGATGTTAGTGTAGGTGTTGGTGTAGGTGTTGGAACATCCGGTGGACAACAACAAACTGTTGTAGTTGTGGTTGTTGTTGGACATACATTATTACAACAAGGGAATTCTATTAAATAACAACTTTCATATGGTAAATCTTCCGCAATAAAACTTTCTTGTACATTAATAAATAATTGTTCTCGTATTGGTAGTATTAAGACTCCTTGAGAATTTCTTAATAAGAATTGTGCCTCATATCTTGCGGTTTTATTTGTGTCTTGTGGTTTGAATTGATAATAAATGTAATACTCAGGTTCCGCATTAGGTTCCAAAAGTACTTTCTCAACAAATCCAGCAGGACTTGTTGATATTTTAGGAATCCCGGTTTCAACATTAGTCATTGAAAAGAAGATAGCAGACTCTTCAATCATATCCATGAAAGAATTGTAATCGCTTCTACCGTCTTTTACAACCTGTAATTTTAATATAGGGAGAGTAGCGTTCTTTTTAATGAAAAATTCCATTTATAGTTTTTTCTATAAATATACGGAACTAATAAATATTAACATTCTTTTCTTAAAGAACCATCATAATGATCAAATCTATTGTGTTCGGTTGGTGTTGCTAATAAAATACCTGACTTTATATTACCTTTTATCGTTTCCTGATAACAATGACTCATTAATGTTTGTTCATATGGGTATTGGAATTTTGTTTTAAGATAACAATTATAGTTACCTTCTTTTGTCATTAATATTGGCCAATTTGAAAGATATATTTCACCTGACACATATGGTGTGCCACGATATGATTTTATATGTTTAAATTCTAAATTTGGTGAATTTGGGTCTAAACCTTGTTGTGGTAGTCTTTGGTTATTTGGCCAATGTAATTGTCTAAAATCTTGAGCTACATTATACCAAGCCCATTGTTTATCGTGAGACCCGTAAAATTCTGTGAAGTTTAATTTTAAAAAATCAAAATTTTCATTTTTAATTATATCTAAACTATTGTTAAATATGTTTTTAATGTAACGATTAAAACCGTTTCTACAAGTTTGTTCAGATCCGTTATAAAAAAACATATCATCTTCAAAAAAGTAATAATAACCAAGATCTTCCTGATCATTGAAATGTTCTGCAATAAACTGTCTGCCGCCAGTTATACCAATATTATCTTTTTTAATGTGTTTAAAACCATATTTTTCACAGATCTCTAAATATTTTGGTGTGGTATCCAAGTCCGTTGAATTATCAAGCAAAAACTTTTTTGTTTTATCTATAAAACTTGAGTCATATAATAACATAGAATCAATTAAGGTTTGTAATTGATTTGGTGAATTAAATGTTATAACATAAACCCCAACATTATTTGGTCTTTCAATTATTGATAGTGTTTGTTTTGATTTATTCTTAATGACAACCTCATCATTTTTAACATCCTCAAAAAACTTAGAAACTAATCCATTACCCTCAATTTCACAATAATCAATTAGTTGTGGGTTTTGATATAATAATAATGTGAATAAACTTTCTTCGGTACCCATTAGACCATTATTTAGAGTGTCTGACATAATATTATAATATAATACATTCATTTCACTTATTGTTTCTTTACTACCACCAAAAAAACCACCTCTAGCAACAATATTTGGTTCGTCATTAGTAATTCTTTTCATTTCGGAATATTTGAACCCGTGGACCTCTACATCAGTTTCATAAGGAAAACAAATAAATAAAAACTTATTTGTTAAGGTTTTTATTTTATCCATTACTTTATCGTGAGTAAAATATCCCCAATGAACAGTGTTGGTAATCCCCGCATCTATCCAATATAATGAATCAGAATTAAATTTATCTAAAAGTTTAGCATCATGTAATAAAAATATTTTAGACATAACCAAAGGGTTGTACATTTCTAATCTTGCTTGAGTTGAGTCTTTTAACCAACCGGATTGATTATACCATTCTGAATTATTTCTAATTGTTTGGATTTTCTCATAGAACTCATTATTTTTAAACCAATCAAGATCTCTAACAATAAATTGAGTGTTTTTTTCGTCCCTAATATTTTTGGCAAAATCAATTACTCTTTGATCACCAAATATGATCATATTATCGTCATATTTTAAAAGTTCCTCAAATTTGGTAAGGTAAGTATCAAATGACCTTGACCATCCTTCACTTAAATCACCTCTACCAATATCCCATAATCCTGTTACTAATGTTGTATTATTCATATTTTTTTTCTACAAGTCCAAGCCACATTTTCAAATGTGGATTTATTATAAATGATTAAGTTATTATCAATTGTTGATTGATAAATATCTGAGTCAGATATTTCAAACCAATTCCATATTTTACCATTAATTTTTTCTTCAAAAATTTCTTTATTTTCAGCATAATCGTGAGCTAAAATAAAATCATTAGGTTTAATATGTTTAGAGATTAAGGTGAACTCACCTATTTTCCAACCACCATCACACAAAACAATTGTCACACCTTCACCATTTATATATTCAATTACCTCATTATCTATCTCAGTAAAATTATTGGAAAAGATATTCTCAACTCTTATATCAATACCTTTACTAATAAAGTCGTTATACCATGGATAATTGTTTATATCATAACTTCTTATGTTTACATCTAACCCTAAATCTAAACAACAAACATTTAAAAAATTAGTAAACCCTCCCATTGCGGTTCCGATCTCCAAAATTCTTTTTGGTTTAATCTCTTTAATAAAGTCATAAAAAACTTCATACGCTTCGTGGAATTGTTGTGCGGAATGTTTATCAAATTCTGATAAACTATCATTACTTTCTAAGTCCGTAAATTTTGTTATTCTTTCTTTTATATTCATCACTTAAATAATTAATTTTTATTTTTTTTAGTACAAAATAAAACACCTAAATTGTCTGGAGTTCTTGCAAAATTTGCCATTACTTTTATTTCGTAACCCCAATCTTGAACCCTACTTATAAAACTATTTTTTAATTCTTCAGTATGGTACTCAATTGCTAACTCTTCCACATTAATTAAATCATCATTAGTTAAATCTAACATAGCTAATTCATATCCTTCTATATCACATTTAATTGCGGTAATTGAGTATCTAACTATTAAATCTTTAAATTGATCCGAGTGAGTCAATTCAATTCTTTCAAATGTGTATTTTGGATCATCAATTGTTTCATTTGTGTAATATTCTATGTCTTGTGGGTTTGAATCTATCCCAATAACTTTATTAGCATTTCTCCCAAAATAAAAAGGACTTAACTCCTCTTTTAAATCCGTGTACCATCTACCACACCCCAAATCTAAAACATTATGGTTAGAACTCTCAAAGTAAGGCCAGTGATCGGTAGAGTTTTCACTCTCAATAGTATAATTTATCATTTTTTAATTTATTTTTAATGTGTTTAATATTTTAATTAGTCTTTTTTCAGGACTTAAATTCTCCTTATAATATAGAAAGGAATTTTTACTTATGAAGTTTAAAAACTCAAAATCATCTTTAACATCCATAAATCTTTTTTTATATTCGTTAATGTAGTTATCACCACCTTTTAAATCAATAAAATTATCATACCCGATATTATCTCTTGGTACTGAGATATAATGGTAATTTGGTATTAACTCAGGGTTATATTTACCAACGAGTTCTAACCTAAGTAATGGTAAACCTACCGACATACAATCAAAATCTCTATGACATAATTCATATCCACCACCAGGTATTGATAAACCAATTTTATAGTTTATAGACATTTCTAAGTATTGGTCAAATGGTTTAGGTGAAAATGATTGGTTAATTAAATTAATATCAGATAGTTTTTTTTCATCTCCCCTTCCTGTTGTTGTTTTAAAAAACATTTGATCAATAAGATCCTCTTGTTTTTTTAATTGCCTAATATGATAAAAATAATCATAATTAATTTTTGGACTAAATGGATAAGATGTGGTTATTTCTAACGTGAAATTATACCCTTCTAAGTTTCTTAAATTATCCCCCCAATTTAGATAGTGTAATACAACAAAAATATCGTCTTTATTGTTCCTATTTTTCAGTATATCTATAATCTCTGTTTTTGTTTCAGAAAACGATATGACTTTAAGAATGTCACTAGTATTATCATAAATAATAATCTCACAATCACCAATATGGTAATCAAATTCACTAACATAAACAAGACCGCCAAATTGGGTTATAATTTCAGATTCATAATTATTTTTCATATGTAATGAAATCTCATTAAATAAATCGTGAATAGTCCATAAACTATCTTCTTTTCTTGTGTAATATACTTTATTCATATTAGATTAATACCATTTTTCGTGATTTGCAACCAACAAATTAACATGTATATTTGAATTATTATTAAGTTGTACCCCATTATGAAGTGCCGAAAAAGACATTTCATCTATGTTCCCTGCGGGAATGTTATGTAGATTATCAATATCTTTTATTTTCACACACTCATCCCATGTAGATAAAAATGAGTAGAATTTATCTTTCTCAATATCTAAAAATTGAATACAATCCTCTGGCATCCATAAGTTTGTTTTATTATAATTAACATTGAATTTATTTTCATAATGTAGGAATCTTCTACCTAACATACTATTAGTCTTAACCTCGTTTTCAAAAAGGTACACGACTTGACCTGATACGCTATTTGGGATAAAACATTCCAAAACATTCTTTTCATTGAATATTGGGTAATTTGGAATTACGTCAGTATCGGTTAAAATTATTTTAGTAAATCCACTCTCAAGTGCAAACCTAACCGAAAATCTTTTAACCGAAAAGTCAAAGTCATAATAGTTAGTCTTATAAGTTTTATATTTTTCATTATATTCTGAAATATCTTTAACAAATACAAAACTTTCTTTTGTTATACTTTCTGGGTTATCTGTAACAACATAAAGATTCGGTTTATCTTCTAACTTATTAATAGATTCAATTAATCTATTTGTTTGTTTATGGTATCTTTCACCATAACAAAATGTAGCTATAGCAAATTCCATTTTATAAATTTCCTGTTATTCTTTCACACCACCCTTTTGATGTACTATAGGGCCAAACAACCCAATATTTTGGTTTATGTACCGTTTGGAAATCTCTCCATACTTTACAATACCCATCAGGATCCATCATCATCATATTTATTTCATTAAGGTCGGCATCTTTTCTAAAGATAGTTTCATCATTTTGATCATGGAATGCAACAACCCAAAACTCATAATCCTTTTCAGGTACTTGAGTAAAACCAACATCAATGCAGTGTTTGAATATTGATGCGTAACTTGCCATTAAGTCCTCTTCAGTTTCAAAAATATAAGGGTTTGGTGGATAGTTCTTATCTAATGTATGTTGTTGTACCGCTCTTTTAGAAAATAAAAGACCTGAATAAATTTCATAATCTCTTAATGTTCTTTCAGTTCCAAACCCATATTTACTGAAGTCCATTGTAACTTCTTCACCATCCATACCAAATAACTGACGATTCTTTTGGTGGGATAAATTATTTTTATTAACCCAATCTTTATCATCGTCCCATTGTTTTGTTCTACCCTTACGAGTATATTCGTGCCAAATAACTACTTTATGTGGATGAAATAAATCATAACCGTGAGTGTATGCTCTTACCGCAATTGAAATCTCTTCACCGTGGAAATAAAATTCGGGGTCGTGTTGTACTTCGGTACTAAATTGTCCTAAAGTGAATGCAAAGTGAGCGGAATAAAATCTTGCCGTAACGGGTTCTTTCATTTCTTGCCAACTTGGGATTGTTTCGGGTAAGAAGAATACCGCACCTTCGGGGATAAATCTATCAAACGCCATTCTCCAAGGTTCTTGTATTCTACCCGCAGGATCATTATCGGGATCAAATGAGGAAACATAACCCGTTAAAAGAGGTTTCTCAAATCCTCTTTTTTGAAGTTGTTTAATCATTTTAATTAATGTGTCATCCCAATCCTTTTCAAACCTCATATGTGAGTCAATTTGTAAAGTATATTCTTCGCCACCATATAATTGTTGAACTTGATTTCTTGCCCAACAAACTCCTTTAGAATCCGAGTATAAAACATCTAAAATTCTAAATCTTTTATCTTTTCTGTACTCCTCTAATGTGTCAAACCCATCTTCAGGGTGATACTGTCTACAAATACCAATTATTACATTCTTAGGTTTTTTCGCGTTCTCCAACATACTTTTAATTGTTGGTTCCAATTGTGGATCACGATACGATGCGATTTGAACAAATATTTTCATATGATTTTTTATTTTAATAATAAAATATCATTAAAAAAAAACAATAGTAAAAAACTTTTATTCTTATCCACTACAAGGGAAAAGTGATATACAAGTAGCACAACTTGTAAAAATTGGTAATAGTGCGCCCGTAAATAATGGTGAGCCTGAAGTTTGGGAAACTATAGTCCAACATTGGGAACTTGACGAAATTCTTCTACCCGCCGGTAATCCATTTGTTGGGAGTATAACATATCTAGTTGAACCTGAAATACAACAAGAAGTAACTAAATATATAAACCCTGGAGTTGGAGTTGGTGTCACTGTTCTTGTTGGTGTCATTGTTGGTGTCTTAGTCATTGTCATTGTTGGTGTTACGGTTGGTGTGATTGTGTTTGTTGGTGTTGGAGTTGGTGTTGGACAAGGATTTGATGCGTCACAGTCAGGACAATTTAAGTACGATCCACCACCCGAATTCCAATATAATGTAATAGTACCCAAAAACATGGAAAAAATTGTGTAACACCTACCATTTGTTGCCACTATTGCACTACCTATTGTTGAAGTTGAGGGTAGAGACATAAACCCATCTGCGGGAAATAACCCAGAACAATTATCACAAATTTTAACAAAAAATATTGAGTAATATGTTGTTGGTGTAACGGTTGGTGTGATTGTGTTTGTTGGTGTAACCGTATTAGTTGGTGTGATTGTGTTTGTTGGTGTAACCGTATTAGTTGGTGTTATTGTGTTAGTCGGTGTTGGTGTTTGAGTTGGTGTAATCGTATTTGTTGGTGTGATTGTGTTTGTTGGTGTAACCGTATTAGTTGGTGTGATTGTGTTTGTTGGTGTTATTGTGTTTGTGGGGGTATTTGTTGGTGTTGGAGAATACGTCGGTGGGGGATCTGTTGGTGTTACGGTTGGTGTTTGGGTGTTTGTTGGAGTAACCGTTGGTGTAACCGTATTAGTTGGGGTTGGGGTTATTGTACTTGATAATGTTGGGGTTGGTGTTGGGGTTGGTGTTTCTGACGTTGTTGTTGTTGGGGTGTTAGTTGGGGTCGTGTTTTGGGTATTAGTTGGGGTGTTAGTTGGTGTTTGTGTTAAAGTTATGGTTGGTGTTATGGTTGGTGTAACCGTTGGTGTGACCGTATTAGTTGGAGTTAAACTTATTGTTGGGGTAACGGATGGAACTGGAACACAATTACCATTAACACAAGGGATACCTTCATTGGCAATAACACCAATTGTATTTGTTGGATTACTACCACACACATAATATGTGATACCCGGATTAACAGGGATTGAATATTGTTGAGTTCCATTACAATCCACATAATCAAAATATCCAACAACGGATGATGTAAAATTAACAACGTCAATACAGTTACATGGATTTACAACTGTTGATGTGGGAGTCTGTGTTAGTGTTACCGTTGGGGTTGGGGTAACAGGACACTGATATAATTCAAAGAATTCACAACCCGTTGAATCAATAAGTTTTATAATAACCGAAGTTGAGGTATCTAATGGTGCTGGTACCGTAAATTGATAAGGTAAAGTTACCCCGTTCGCAACCAAATAACAAAATGTATTTGTTATATCACAAACATAAACGTCATATGGTGGTATACCTGTTGAGGTAAGTATATTAACTACTTGTGGCATTAAATTCTTTTAATATAAATATAGATTTTTATATTTAATTAATAGGTAAGTTTAGGTAACTGTAAATATATGATTATAACACGTATTTAGATTTATTGGTATTGAAGTTTTGTAACACTTGAGTTGTTCCTGAGATTGGTGATCCTGTATTATATGAAAAAGGTCTTGTTGTTGCCATTATTGTTGTTTAACAATAAATATCATAAATCACACTATTTCTAACACTTTATTATAAACCGCGAAGATTGTTGGGTGACACTCAAATGTTTCTTTTCTTTCTAAACAATTAACGAGTGAAGGTATACCTTGTATTGATTGCCATTCTCTAACTCCGTATCTCATATCTGATGCACAATTAAGACCACAACCACCAACCACGTAATGGTATTTATATTCTTGTGATCCTTTTCTATATGGTGATCTGAACTCAGGATTAATTGAACTACCCAATTGAATGATATCAATATCTGTTGTCCCTGCTAAATGTAATAGACCTGAGTCCATTGTGATGAAACACATTGATTTATTGATGAGGTGCCAAGTTTGAGATAAACTTGTTTGGTTCATTAGGTTCATGCCTAATTCTATTGGGAAATTAAATACAGGTTTATCCACATTGGATCCACCAAGTTCAGATGAATCTTTTCCTACCGACACAACCGCAATTCCTTTTTGATTTAAAAGTTTAACAAGTAGTTGCCATTTTTTTGCATCCCACGTTCTTGAATCCCAATTTTGAACAGGGTGAATTAAAACATATTTTTCAGGTAATCCTTCAATTGATTCCACCTCATCAGGAAAATAGTCCATTGACATTTCATCTTTGGTCAACATAAACCCTAAATTAACCGCATGAAATTGTCTAATATCCATTGCGTTATGTTTATAACAAATACCATTTGGGTGATACCCAATATTAAAGGATTCAAATACTTCATAATCATTTTTAATGTCGTCTGTAATTTCATTAAAAATATTATCCACGTAAGGATTGTTTTTAAAAATTTCGGGGTGATGTGTTGCTACGGATATTTTTTTACCGTAAGAATTATAAAGTTTTCTTAATGTGGGGGTAACCGCTAAAGTATCACCTAATGCCCTACATCCTAACACATCAATACAAATATCTTTAATATTTAAATTATAGGGAACTACACAAATAAACTAAATGTTTTATTTTTATGTTATGGAAAAAACTAAAATAGTTCTCATAAGTTCTTATTGTGATACCAAAGAAAAAATTAATGTTCTGATAAATACCATCAAAACCATTAAGAGTTACAATTTAGATGTAATGGTAAATAGTCCTTTACCTTTACCTTCCGATGTAATAAATATGTGTGATTTTTATGTACAAACAAAAGAAAACCCATTACTTTATTGGCCTCAAAAATCTGTTATGTCTTGGGCAAGATACATTGGAAAGGATAGGGAAATTGTAGTTAAAAGATCGGTAATTGATTATGGTTGGGCCGCACTTTACCAAACTAAAAAGTTATCTGAATATGCTTTAACTTATGACTATGATAGATATTATCATATTATATATGATACGGAAATTGATGATACGGTGGTTTCTACTTTTTTATCTGATAAAAAATGTAACTTTTTTCCATTTCACGAACACAAAGTTAGTTTACATTTAATTGCGTTAGATAGAGAAAACCTATTGAAATTTTCAAATCTAATAACTTTTGATAGTTACCTTAAATTTAATTGTATTGTTGAGAACTGGCTTTACGACACTATAGTTAATAGTGATATGAATTATAAAATTGAATTAGAAAAAATTGATGATTTAATATTATTTCATAAAGACGAAAATTTATTTGATTACTCCGACATTAATGGTTTAGTTTTTTTTATAGTTAAAGATGTTATACTTAACAATGATGTTTGTTTATATTTTTATGATAATAAAGAAAAAATAAATGTGTTTATAACTGTAGATGGTGTTGAGACCCCTTATAATATATCCAATAGAGACATCATTAATTTAGGGTTTAAACCATACAATATAAAAAATGTGTTAATATCTTATAATGGGATTGTATCGGATATAACCGAAAAAATAAAAAATATTACACAAAACGTTATAGAAATAAAATTATTATGAATGAATTAACAAAAATTAAATTATTATATCTTACACCGCACCTGTCAACAGGTGGAATGCCACAATTCGTATTAAAAAGAATTCAAGAACTTCAAAAACACAAAGACCAAATTGAAATATTTTTGGTTGAGTATTCTCAGTTTAGTAATACATATGTTGTTCAACGAGATAAAATAATTGATCTATTGGGTGAAGTTCATTTTTTTAGTTTAGGTGATACAACTGATACAAAAAGAAAATATGAGTTAATTGATATTATTAAAAACAATAATATTGATATTGTCCATTCTGAAGAAATGTTAGAAGGATTTGAAAGTTTTAATAAAATCCCACTACCATTGTTAAATCAACTTTATTCAAATGATAGGACTTGGAAAATGGTTGAGACTTGTCATAATGTTTGGTTTGATCCACAAACAC